CAGCGCGCCCATGATCATGCCCGGCAAGGTCCAGGCCGGATCGACCGCGACGATAAAGCGCGGCGAGATCTGCACATACAACGAGACCAGCGGATATTTTATCGCTGCGAATGCGGTCGCCGATTCCCAGTATTCATTGGCGATAGCAAACGAGGAGCAAAAATCGGGAGACCTGGAGCGGTATATGGAATTTATGATGATCCGTACCGGCGACGTTTTCGAGTTCGCCCTGGCCGCGGCAGCCCAGGCATCCCTCGGAACCGGGTACACCCTGACGGCAAGCGACAGCCAAAAAATGACCGCAAGCACAACCGGATTCCAGGTGGCCCGGAGCGTCAGCGTCGAGAATTACAAGGAGAACACGACGACCCTGGGATCGCTGAGCTATATCAGCGTAATTTTTAACCCCGAGGTCAGCTATTACTACAAGAACGTCGCGTTCGGCCCGACCCCGGCAGTAAAGGTTCTGACGAAAATCGCGGATTACACCCTGAAGCTCGAGGACCACGGCGCGGTGATCCAGAACATCGGCGCAAGCGGAGCGGTGGTCATCACGGCCCCGGCAGCCCCGTTCACCGGATACATGGTGAAGCTGATCGTGACCGTGGCCCAGGCCCTGGCCTTCGACCCGAAACCCGATACGGCATCGGTGATTATTAAGGGCGCGGTCCAGACAGCCGGCAAGTACGTATCGGTAACAGATGAAGGCGATTTCCTGCAGATGTATTTCGACGGGACAAATTGGTTAGCACTCACCAGCCCGAGCGCAGCTGACGCCGACATCACGGTCGAATCCTAACCCCGGCAAGGGAGGAGAACAAGCATGGGAATAAACACATCGAATGAAGCGCGGGACCCGGTCGCGACCATCAGAGGAGGATGGAAAGCCGGGACACCCTGTGTGACAAAAACAGCCGCGTACACCTTAACCGACGCCGATCACGGCAAGGTTATAAACAACAAGGGAGCCACCGGATCGGTGACCATCACGGCGATGGCATCACCGAAAGCCGGGTTCCGAATCAAGCTGGTTGTGGCGGCAGCCCAGGCCCTGGTTTTTGACCCGAAGCCGGACACGGCCTCGGTAATTATCAAGGGAGGGATACAAACGGCTGGCAAGTACATATCGGTAACCGACGAGGGCGACTACGTGGAGCTGGTATTCGACGGCACCGATTGGCTGGCAACCGATAGCCCAAGCGGAGCGGACGCCGACATCAGCGTCGAATCATAAAGGACAAAACAATAACGGAGGAAAAAAAAATGAACGGCGTATTTTTCAAAAGCGGAATAACAGTAGGTACGGCGGGGCCCTCCCTGGGAGATCTGAGGAGACGGGCGAAAAACGACCCCGTAACATTTATCCAGCGGATCGAGCAGCTGGTAAACGACGGCAAGCTGAAGCTCGGGATGTTTGGTGATTTACGGGGCCTCTACCAGGCGACCGCGGATATCCAGGTGCCGGTGACCCTGCAGATCGGCGGAACAACCCGCGCCGTCATGGCGTCGGCCTTCCCGATTTTAACCGGGACCACCATGATCAAGGAAATCAATGATGCCTACCTGGACGTAGCGAAGGTCGGGGATCAGCTGGTAACCGAGATCGATGACAACAAAAAGATAACCACCATCGCGAACGTTCATTCCCTGGATAAAAATATCGAGGAAGTGAAAGAAGCGGATGATTTTCCCGAGATCAGCGCGGACGAAGAAAAGGTCGAGATCAGACACAAGAGAAACGGGCGGAAGCTTAGCATCACTCAGGAAATGATTGATGAAAACGAGCTCGCCGATATCGTTTCCCGCGTGAACGCCCTCGGCACCATCGCCGGCGAATGGATCGAGGAACAGACCCTGCGACGGGTAACCGATCACGACGGCTGCGCGGCATCACCGGCAGAACCGTATGTGTACCGGCCCGGCGGAACCGGCACAGCCCTGTATTCTTCAACCGCGAATACCCCTGGCACCCGCGCACCGTCCGGAAACAGGAAAACCAGCAATGCCCTCGCCGATGATACCGATCTCGATAACGCCAGGGCCCTGCTGGCAACCATGAAAAACAGCCGCGGGAAATCGCTGGGCATCAATTGGAGCGATATCCAGCTGCTGGTGCCGTACAGCATCTACGGCATGGCCTCGACGATTCTGAATTCCGAATACGTCCCCGGCGTGGTAAACGAGGTTTCCAATTACGGCCCCAGGGGGCAATGGAACATCACGAAGGACCGGCTGGTCACGACACCGAAGCTGGACGACCTGAGCGCGAGCGCATGGTACCTGGGCGCGTTCCGGAAACAATTCCGGAGAAAGTGGAAGCTCCGGTTTGAATACGTAACCCTGGGCACCGATACCCAGGCGTACCTCAACAGCCGGATCGCATTCCAGGCCAGAATTGCATGGGATTGCGAAATCGGCGCGGTCGATTACGTATACGTGGTCCAGAACCTGGCCGCAACGACAGCCCCGAAGGATGCCTAACCTAACCGAGGGGAGCCATGTCGTTCGCTGATTTAGATACGCGGTCGATTAACCACGTTTTCACAAGCCCGTTGGCGACGACGGTAACCTATACATCCGAGGACGGGGATGATACGGATATCCCCGTCCTTTATAACCTTACCGAAAACCCGTTCGAGGACGGGAAATATCTCGGCAAAGGGATGATAGCCTGGGTGCGGGAAACCGATATCGCCGATCCATCAAACGGGGAAACGATCACCCTGGCGGACGGGGACATTTATGTGATCCGGGCCAGGGACATCAGCTACGATGGCGCGATCTGGAAATTGATTTTAACCTGCAAGGTTCGGGCAACCGGATGAACATCGCATTGAAAATATTTGATTACGCAACGAAAGCGGTAAAGGAATCAGGCAAGATCGCTTCAAACGAAATGTCCAGGGCGACGCGAGCGGCAGGATTCGAGCTGAATACCAGCCTAAAAGAGGGGATGAAACGCGAGGCCCCAGGAGGAATCCCATGGCCGGTCACGTCGCAATGGACAAAATATAGGTTATTGACGAAGGCGATGAAACGAAACCGACGACGCCAGGAACGGATAATGAACCGGGCGGAGGAAGGCGGTGCGGTCCGAAAGAACCGGACAAAGAGCATCAGCGTCAAAGGGAAAACGACAGCCCTGCGGAAGCTGACCGGGGCCCCGCGGGTGAAGTATTGGGTGAACATGAACCCAGGAGGAGCCGGCATAAAAAGCACGAAGGTCCAGGAGGGATTCGTGACACCGAACGCAGCCAAATGGGCGGCCTATCATGCCACCGGGCCTCACAGCCTGGCGGTGACGCCGGCAATGCGGAGGATGATATTCGCAGCCGGCCTGATCATACGGGCCAGCCGGATATTGATCCCCAGGCGGCGGACGGTGGACGTGGTGTACGAGAAAAACGAAAACGTAATACCGGATTTTATAAACAAACGGGTAGCAGCCGCGATGCGCGGTCAGGACCCTAAAGGGATACGCGTGAAATGGCAGTAACCGTAAAGAACCTGGGAGCGGCGATAGTCGTAGCCCTCCGGGATAGCACAACCATACAGAGCAAATGCCAGGAATATTTTTATAAGGCGCATACGGTCATGTATGGCAGCACCGGGGACAAATCGCCATCGGTCGATGAAATGCCAGCCTTCGCCGTGATCCCCTGGGGCAAGGACCGGGGGGAGGACGACCGAGATCGCGTTTTTAGATTTACGATCGTCCTGACCATGGAGGATGAAACGGTAACGAGCGCGACCTCCGAACGCGGAGTCGACACGAAGATATATCGCGGGACGGACATCCTGGAGGAGCTGCTCGATTTGGCCCACACGGCGATCCGGAGCATGAATACCGAATTGTTTTATAACGACCTGGGATGGGAATTTGAGCCTATAGAATATTTCCCTCTTTTTGTAGGCCAGGTCATCATCGAAATAAGCTACCCGGTTTTAATCGGGCAATACGAACCGAGCGTATGAGGAGATAAAAATGGCACAGGCGAAGGGACAATTATCACAAATCGTAATCGATTGGGAAACCACGTTCAATACCGACCCCAGCGCGGCGGCAGGAATCAATCTGCCATTTAATTCGTGCGGGGTGAAGGCCAGCCAAAACATGATAACCCCGGCGACCATCACCGGGAGACGCGACGCGGTCGAGCCGGCCTTCGGAAACATCGATGTGCGCGGGGCCTGCGTGGTTCCGGTGGACGCGATCGGGATCGGGTATTGGCTGAAAGCCCTGATGGGCGCGCCGACGACCTCACAAAGCGCAGCACCATACATTCACACGTTCACCATCGGCGACAGCGTCCCCAGTTTTCTGATGGACGTGGGGTTCACCGACATCGGCCAGTATTTCAAATACAACGGATGCAAGGTCGATGGCCTGACCATGGCAACCGGTGGAGACGGGGAGCTGGTGGCAACGATCGACGTGATCGGGGCAAAGGAAACCATCGCGCAAGCAGCCTATGATGGATCGCCGACGGCGGTCACCTTCACCCGGTTTAATAATTTCCAGGCGGCCCTGTCCGAGGGCGGAGCACCGATGCTGCGGTGCAAGCTGATGAACCTCAGCATAAAAAACAACCTGGACGGCGACAGTTATGTAATCGGCAGCAACGGATACCGGGTACAGCTGCTCGAAGGAAGCTGCACCGTCGAGGGAAGCGTCCAGATTTTATTCGAGGACATAGCCCTGTACACGAAAGCCTCGAATATTACCGAGAGCTCGCTGGAATTGGTATTCACGAATTCGACGAACGTCCTGACCATCACCCTGCCCGAAGTGAAATTCAAGAAGGGCGGACCGGCGATCGAGAACCAGGGCG